GGGCGTACCACAGTCCTCTCGATACTGCAAGTACCACACCGCCTGATCGGCGACTGGCGTACCGTCGACGGGGTTGGGATCGATCAGGTGATAGCCACCCCAAGGCACGCCTTGTTGGTGAGCCAGATTGATGGCCTCACAGGCCGGGCCATACTTCACCTTGTTGCCCTGAGTGAGATAGAACCAGACCTGCTCTCGTTGATTGGCCGTAAAGCGAAAGTTATTCACAGACAGCGCATCAGCCACTTGAGCCCAATAAAAGGCGGGTCGTAGTTAGCACCCGAGCCCACAGTGGACAACTGAGCGTTACCGGTCTGCCAGTGGTTGGAGGCGGAATATGACACATTCAAATAACCAGTTGCTCCAGCATTCGCGGTGGCCGGGATGGCGTTCGCTTGAGCCGTGGGCGTCGTAAAAACACCGACATCAGAAGTACCAACCTCAGCTATGTACGCCAGGTGACCGTGTCCCGTGTCAGTGTGGCTGTGCGCGGGCAGTTGCGCCACGCCGATAGTACGGCCACCACCCTTCTGTCCCATGGTGCTCGCCAAGGCTCCACCCATACCGGTGATGTAACAGTCACGCAGATCGGGCAACCCGAAGTTGGTGCCCGCCGTGCCGCCGTAGGTGTTCCCCAGCAGATTGTAGAGCGAGGCATAGGTGGTCTGGGACAAGAGCTGCCCATTGCACTCAAAGAAGTTGACGGGAAAGGGGGCCGAGGTCAAGGCGGCCCAGGGCATGATGCCGCCCAGAGGAAACAAGCCCTGGGTCTGACCACCACCGGGCACCTGCCAGGTCGGTACTCCACCTTGAGTCATCAGCGTCAAACCATCGGGCGCTCCGGCCGCCCCGCCCATGACGTAGTGGACGTTCTGATTGGTCTCGTCGGCCTCGGCCGAAGACCAAGTCAAGATGACCTGGGGCACGTTGGACATGGGCACATGGCTCTGCGCCCCGGGACCGTCGTAGCCGCGACCATTCCAGCTGCCGTACTGCGCCACCGTGAACTGCAGCGTCCCCGGATTAAAGGCCGAACACAGGATTTTCTCAAAGGTAGGTAAGCCCTGGTCGAGTCCCACCGTGAATGGACCGTTGGCTCCAGTGGGCCAGTTGGCTGGATTCCCTACGGTGGGGTCACAAGTGAAGCTGAGATCACCGGCATTGACCTGGCCCACCAACTGGAGAGCGGTGGTACCGCCAGCGTAGGAACGTCGTACATAAGGAGGAGCAGGCATCAGTTCGGCAGGCTTTCCAAATAGACGATGAGGTAAGAGTTGTAACCCGAGTACGGACCCCCGACTTGTTGGAGGTTAGGCAACCAGTCCAATGAGGTGATGAGACAGTTGCGCATGAAAGGACCCTCGATGTACTGCACCACCTGCTGCTCTTGACGCAGCCCTTCGATGTACTCGTACTCGGCATAGGGATCGAAGGGACGGAGGAGATCCCTCTCCACCACTTCCCGCGTCATAACCAGGACCACCGAAATCTCGATGCCGGTCGAAATGGCCGCATAAGACTTAAGGGTCCAACGTCCCAAGACAGGGGTGGCGTCACGATCGGCGTCCAGATCCTCGTCCGGGGTGGAGTTGAGCTCAAAGGCCACCTGGAACTTCTTGCCTCGGACCTGGCTCAAGGGCCAATCCATGTTGGCCGGAAGCGGAATGGCTGAGTAACCCACCAAGGTGGGATTGGTCGCCAGGGGCTGATCGACCGACAGATAGGAATGGATGGCTCCGCTTAGCGGAGGCTCCGCTTCGGCCAGGAGCTCCATGGCCACCTTGTCGTCGGGCAGATCGTAGACGATGTAGCCCGACTCCACCCGGCCACTCTGCACATAGCTGACCGGGTCCTGGGTCCAGATACCACCGGTCACCACGCCCCCCACCCCCGGTACGGACATGAGAGGACCGTTGGTGATGGGGTCCCAGTCCAACAAGATATTGCCGCGAGTACCAGGAATCATGAGATCAGAGGCATAGGTCGGAGTGAGGGCGTCGATGAAGTTCTCCAGGTCCAGCCGTCCCAGTCCGGTCATGGGTGCGCCGGTCCAGTTGGCGTAGCCATCGGTGTAGTTGTTCCAGCTGAACCACACAAACCGTCCGTTGCCCACGATGCCGGTCACCGCCGCGGTCACCGGCTGGGTGATGTTGGGAATCAGGGCACCTGCCCGTAGGTCACCCTGGTTCCCGGTGGGATCGTAGGCAGCCAGGGTCTCGCACATGCGGATGCCCTTGGTGGTGCCGACGAAGACGTAGTTGAGGTAAGAAGCTAAGCAGCCCGGAAACTCCCCCAGCTCCAAAGGCAGGGCCTGCACGGGGGGCGTAAGGGTCGCGCCATCGCTGGTGGCCGTGGTGCGGAAAATGGAAGCCGGGCCAGTGGGATAGTGCCCCCCCGCGCAGTAGATCTGGGAGGAACCATAAGTGAAGTCGATCCATTGCCAGTTCGGGTCAGGGTGGGTATAGAGCGGAGCCGGAGCAGCGGCCAAGGTGGACGACGTGATGTTGTAAATCGATGGCCCACTAGCACACATGATGCGCTGGTTCACCCACTCGATGATGTTCCAGTTCAGATTATTGACCAGCTGCGTGGCTGTCGAGGCCCCGGCCGTGGTCTGCCAGATGCCCCCCCCGTTGGTAGCGATGTAGACCGTGGTGCCTGTCGAACAAATGTCCGTATAGGTGCCGGTCGCTCCGGTCACCGTGGTGTAGTTGGTCCAGTCGGTGGTCCAACGCAGGGTGCTGGCCGTCATGATGTAGACGTAGTTGGCACAAGCAATGGCCTTGAGAGCACCCTGATAGGTGGGGGCGCCACCGTCGGGCAAGATGGGCGAGCCACTGCGTATGGCCTGTTTCACATCATGAAGGAGCTGGACCTGCCACTGGGTCCACGGATCGATGCCATAGGAGGAATAGAAGCGGTTGTCCACCGAGAGCTTGCGGTCTAAGTAGATCTGCCCCGCCCCCCGAGACCAGTCCTCCATACCCCGACGCCACAGGCCCTTGGGGTTGACCGAGCCCTCACCCGGCGTGTTGGTCATCTGGATACCCTCACGCTGAGTGGGAATAGAGCGGTGACGGAAGGCGTCCCGGCGGTAGGGCTCAAAGCTGGTGTCAGCCAGGTATTCCCGGCCTCCCAGCGACACCGTGAACGGACCAGCCGGTGGATAAACGGCATGGATCTCGGTGCTGTAGTCGGACCAGGACCAGACCGAGAGGGACTGGCTAAAGGCGATGGTGCCACCGAGCCGGGGGCTATTGGTGAAGTTGAGAGTGAGCTCAGTGGCCGAGGGACCGGCGACCCTGGTACCACCAGGGCCGACGATGACCTCGCCACTCATGGCTTGACTCTGATCCAGCGAACGTTCTGCTCCAGGCGGGCGCGCTCGGCGGCGATGCGGTTGCCTCGCCACAGCTGCATCTGCTTAGTGGCGTTCATCACCGCCGCTGGTGGTACCTCAGCCGCCTTACGAGCGTCGGGCTGGGCCTCGGTGAAGTTGCGCTTGATCTCCCGGTCTTGGTTGAGCAAGATGGCTGCTCCCACGGGGAGGATGTCCAGGGCGGTCGGCGCCATGCCGGTCGTGTTGACCACGTTGTCGGTCAGGTTGATAAGGGGAAAGAACGACGTCTTGTACCAGACATGGATCGGTAGTCCCGGCCAAGCCGGGCTGTAGACGATGAGGGCAAAGCCGCTGGGAAAGATAGCGTCGGTCATCTGAGGGAATACGGCCCACCGGTCGATACGAGGCCAGTTGTGGGTCGGTGGAGCAATCTTGTAGCGACACCCGACCACGTCGATGATGAGCGGATCCACGTTGGTCATGTCGTAGCCCATGAAAACCGGGTTGTAAGTAATGTCAATCGTGTTCAAGTTGTAGAGACCATTGGTCGGAGCCGACAGGTCATAGAGTTCCTCGTTGATGGCCGTGGCCACATCAAAGCGAGTGAACTTCGGATTGATATAGACCAAAGAACCACCGGTCGTAGAGGTCATGGCAGTATGAGCGGCGGGGTGGGAGCCTTGATAGCCCCGCATACAAGTGACTCCCGCCGTAGTCTGCTGCACGCTCAGGACGTAGAAGTTCTCCAGATCAATAGCCAAGACTTGACCGACGGCGATGAAGTTGACGATGCGGGAGTCCCCAGCGACGTTGAAGTTGACGATGTCACCAACATTGCCGGTCGGTATGGCACTGGCCAGGTTGACCGTCATGTCCATCTGCGCCGGTTGGATACGACGCATGGTCTCCTCGATCAGATCCGAGAACGTCGTAGTACTGGGTTGGGCGGCGGTCGGAGAGATAGTAGGCACTAAGCCACCAACTCACCGTGCTGATCTGTGAGACAGGAATCATCCAGGTACCCGGCGTCCTGTATAACCCGACGGACATCAGCTGGGACCCTATAGTCGTGGTTGCGCTCAAACTCGTAGTACACGCCTGCGATATAGGGATCGCAGTACCGATTGACTCGCAAGAGGAATAGTCGGTTGGTGGTGTAGTACTTGTCTCCGGTCGGTATGAAATCCGACTCTCCCACCACTTCCATAACCCGTTGAGCACTGTGGCCGTAGTGGAACTGGCGATGACAAACCAGTGCATTGCGCCGAGCCATCTCCTTATAGCGGTCGTAGTGCAGGTAGACATCCCGAAGATAATCCACCGCCGTGTCGAAGTCAGGCTCCCACCAGTGGCCGGAGTACCCATAGAGGTACTGCTCGGCCTTAACCTTGGTGCAGGGCACCGGTAGGCCCAGGTAGGAGAACTCGGCGTGGCCGTGAGCGTCCGAGAGTATGGTGGGAATCCCGCTGGAGATGGCCTGCATCGGCATGAGACCCCAGCCCTCGCCCCGGGAAAGGTTGAGTGACACATGAGCGACGTCGTAGAAGGAGCGCTCCTCATCCGCCGCGATGATGCCAACGCGCTTCTCCATGCGTTCATCGGAGAAGCCGTCATCGGTGACCTGTTTGGCTATGAGGTGTGGCTCGGGGTCCATCTTCATCTCTTTGGGGAACGCTGCTTGGAACACGCGCAAGCCAAGGTCGGTCCCCTTCCGTGCGCCCTGGCCCGGCATATAGACATTGAAATGCGGGACCGGCTCCGGCCGTTCCTGCCACGGCCACTGAGTTGGATCGACCCCAAGTGGTACACGGACGACGTGATGGTGATGCTCCGAGAAGATCTGCACACACTGGCGGGATGGCACCAAGACGGTGTCGAACTCGTGGATGTTCTCGTGGAACCCACTGGGGAGATGATCTGTCTCGTACATGGTCCAGATCATCGATCGCTGCCCCTCATACCATGAATGCACATGGTTGGGGAGACCATGCCAGATGATCGTGTCACAGGTATGGACCGCCGGATCGAAGTAGACCTCGACTCCGGCGTCCCACAGAGCGTGGAGAAGGCCGATGTACATGCGCCCGTAGCCGCTGTTGTCCGCCGGAGACGTAATGTCGTCTTGCGTACCGCTAAAGTTCAGCCTCATGATAGATTCCGTAGTACAGCGGCTGTGCGGCTTCGTGTACTTTTCGATAACGGACGCCCAGTCTCTACTTCGTACCGCAGCTCGCTATGGGACTCCAGATGAGCAGAGCCGTCTATCTGAGGCGGTTGCACACCTGAATGCTTCAATCGAGAGTATGCGGCCATATCTCGATCCCAACGACGATCTCGTAGTGTTAGCTCATGAGGAGACCCCTGCAGATTGATTGAGACCAGCTTGCAGCCGTAGCAAGCGGCGTCGTGCTGACCGTAGTGAGAGCGCATCAGCCCGTCCCCAGGTACTGAACAGCGCAATATGCCTGTGATGGAGCGAGCTGGCGCAAACTCACAGCGTTCGCGCTGGGGTTCAAACCCTGAACCACCACGGTTGTGCCTGCTGTCACGCTTATGACGTCTTGGAGCTGAGAGGTCAAGGGATCACTTGTAGCGGCTCCTGCACCGATCTTGGCGTCCGTTCCATAAGCGAGCGTGTTCCCACCTGAGGTGATGTAAGTCAGGTACTCCTGAGGAACAGCATTGATCCCGATCTGCATGTTGATCGTTACGAGATACAAGCCCGCGAGCGGAAGGTTGATAGCGCCTACCGGCGCTGCCGTGGTGAGCATGCCGAAAGGGTCCCGCTGTGTGGTATCGAGCGGAATAGCTGTGTTCGTAGCGCCTGCAAGCGTCAGGGCCGCAGTGCGAGACCAACGACCACCTAGTACATCACGCGGTCGCTTCCACGCCCCGCTGTAGACGCCGCCCTTGGCAATCCAGAGATCTCCGGCCGCATCAGTGTAGGTGGTGAACGTCGCACCAGCAGCCAGAGTAGGGGGAAGATTTGGATAAGCCGGTGGGTTACCTATCTGCAATGGTATGTACGCGGCCTGGGTGACATCCCAGTACTTGAGCTGTGGCATCAGCCCGTTCCCAGGTAGGAGGCTTCAAAGTACGTGTACGCGATTCCATTGCCCACCGTCAGCGTTATGCCGCCCACACTTTCGTAGAACGCACTCTGCACATAATCGTTGGCGTTGAGCTGGATGATGGCCGATCCACCGAGGTCGTAACCGGTCATGCTCCCCAGCGCCATATCGAGTACCCGACGAGCCTCGGTCCCGTTGAGATAGAACCCGAACAAGACCCGCGCCGACTGAGCAGTACCGAAGCCCATGATTCCCGCAGAGGTAAAGAGATACTTACCTGCTAGTGGCGCGGTGAAGCGATAGGTCGTCGTGCTGAACAGTCCATACGCGTCTACATCGATGGCCTGGAAGTTGATGATATTCCAAGCGGCGGCAGTACCCGTATAACTCGTACTCAAGTACGCACGACAGTGCAGCACGTCATGCGGCCGCTTCCAAGCCCCGCCGTTCACTCCACCCTTGGCCACCCACAGGTCACCGAACTGGTCGGTGTAGGTGGTGAAGCCAGATGTACTCGTCACAGGTGGTGGCGTCAGACTCGGGTTGGTCGAGGTGTCGATCCAGATCAGGCCCTCGGGCGGCGACGGTGTGCTACCAGAAGTCGCGGGCGGTGTGCTGGTGACGATGGCGTAGATCGACGGGGCGGCTTGACCCGTCGGTAAAGGTACATACGCGTTGGAAGCAACGTCCCAGTATTTGAGTACTGGCATCAGGCGGACCACACTTCCGTGATCGCGGGACCATTGTTGCTGGTACCAGTCGTTATCCCGCCCGAACCACCGTAGTAAACGTAGCTCGTTTGCGCCGAGGTCGCGTTATACACATAAGGCGTGAACGTGTAGCTCGTACCAGAAGTCAAGCCGGTCATCAACCAAGTGTGATTGGTACGAAAGTACAGACTGACCGACTGGCTGATCTGCTCCATGGAGCCGATCTGTGTGCCCGCCGAATAAAGCGCTACGTTGAACACTCCGGTACCTGGCGCGATAAAGGCTGACCACCGCACAAGTACACGGCCAGAAGGCGGCGCGGTAAACGTCACCGCCATGTCGGGCATACCAATCGGTGCCGCTAGACCAGTAACTATGTAGACCGCCTGGGTCGCCGGGTTAGCCACTGTGATTCCGAGTGGCATACCAGGCAGAGTCCGTACCACGGTTGGACTTGGATAGGTACCCGCCAGCTCGCCACCCGCCGGTCCACCCGGCGCGTTGGCCGGGGCCGGGGTCGTGGTGTCGAGCCACAGCAGGCCCTCGGGTGGACTGGGAGCTGCCGTTGCGATCGGTGGTGCGCTACTCCCAACGACGATGTAGGTAGTACCGCTGGGTCCAACGACACCTTGAGCACCCTGTACTCCTTGCGTACCTTGCGGTCCCTGCGCACCAACACCGGTCGCACCCTGAGCTCCCGTAGCACCAGTAGATCCCTGCGCGCCCGGCATGCCCTGTGGGCCGAGAGCACCCTGTGGACCCTGTGCCCCCTGTGCTCCCGTACCGGCTGGTCCTTGCGCACCCACCGCACCTTGCGGACCGGTTGCACCTTGGGCTCCAGCCGTACCGGTCGTTCCGGTGGCACCCGTAGCACCTTGGGGACCTTGAACACCCGTCGTACCGGTCGCACCTTGAGCACCCGTGGCTCCCTGCGCACCCGTCGTACCGACTGCACCCTGAGGTCCCGTAGCACCTTGAGCACCAGTAGCACCTTGGGCACCCACCTGAGCTATGAGCATCCAATATGTCGCGTTGGGCGGAGCCTGGTTGGTGTTGGCCGCGATACAGCGATAGCTCGACCCGCCGTAGCTCACCCCATTGCCGACGACATAGGCGGTGACCGAGGACCACGCCCCCAGCCAGGTGATGTCAGGCGGACCTTGCGTACCTTGAGCTCCCTGCGGTCCCGCTACACCTTGAGGACCTTGCGTACCTTGAGGACCAGGCACTGTGGAAGCAGCGCCTTGCGGACCCTGCGTACCGGTAGCACCTTGGGCTCCCGTCGCACCCGGTGTACCGGTAGCCCCTTGGGCACCTTGTGGTCCTTGCGCTCCGGTACCAGTGGCACCTTGGGGACCTGTCGCACCGATAGCACCCTGTGCTCCTTGAGGACCAGCAACTGACGAGGCGGCCCCCTGTGCTCCTTGGGGACCAGTGGGTCCGGCTACACCTTGGGGTCCCTGCGCTCCGGCCACACCAGGGGCACCTTGCGGTCCGGTGATGCTGGCTCCTTGAGGACCCTGAGTACCTTGAGGTCCGGCCACACTCGACGGCGCGCCCTGTGGTCCTTGCGCTCCGGTCGCACCCGTAGCACCTTGGGCACCGGTAGCACCCGTTCCACCAGGCGGACCGGTCGCTCCTTGGGGACCTTGCGTGCCAGTACCAGCCGGGCCTTGTGGTCCCTGCGAACCTTGGACACCGGGCGCACCTTGGGCACCTTGGGTACCGGCCCCGGTCGCACCTTGTGGTCCGACTGCTCCCGCCGGTCCTTGGACACCCGGTGCACCTTGGGCACCTTGAGCTCCCGTACCAGCTGGACCTTGTGGACCTTGCGGCCCAGCCACCGTGGACTGCGCACCAACTGGACCTTGCGGACCGGTGTTCCCAGTAGCACCCTGCGCACCCGTTGTACCGGTGGGACCTTGGACACCCTGTGCTCCGGTGTAGCCCTGCGTGCCCTGCGGACCGGTAGGACCTTGGGGACCGGGCACCGTGCTCGGTGCGCCTTGTGGTCCTTGCGGCCCATTAGGACCAGACCATCCTTGTGGTCCCGGTGGGCCGGTGGGTCCAGGCAAACCCTGAGGACCCTGCGGTCCGGCGTTCACATACTGGGCCACCCAGGCGGTGGTGGCTATCTTGAGTGATTTGTCACCCAGGCTGACCATGGGAGCAGTCGGCGTACCGGTAAAGGCCGGGCTGTTGATGGGCGCCAGTACGGGAGCCGCCGTGGTGCCGATGGCTACTTCAAGGGCATTGAGAATCGAAGCCAAGGACGGGTGCTGACGATCATCGGTGGGGTGAATGTTGTCGAGCGCGCCGGGAAACTGAGTCTGCGTCATCCCGTTCCGATCGACAGCGACGTGGTGTAGCCCGCGTTCTGCAGGATCTGGTAGGTAGCCTGAGTGATCTGGTAGGGACCATGACCACCGTAGAAAACCTGGACGATGTAAGGCGTGATGTAGAAGTCGGACTCCACGCCGTGGAAGTCATAGACCCGGGCGTAGGGATCGGTCGGGGCATAAGGATTCCAGGGATACGGCCAGTTCACATTGTGGTTCTCGGCCGTGGCGGTCTCTTGGACCACCGAGTTGTCCGAGAGAATGGCGACGTTGGTGCCCCGCAGCCGTGGCGTGTAGTGACGGAACAGAGACAGCGCCGGAGAGAACGGGGTATCCGGCAGGAATGGTGGGTTGTCAGGAACTAAAGGCGGCGTGAACTGATAGCGCGGCTGGGCAGCCGGGACCGACACGCCCGAGACCATGGCGTCGTCAAAAGTCTGCGGGGCGGGAGCATCAAAGAGATGGTCATTGGCCGGATAGGTCACGCGTCACACCACGTCTTCCTCGGCATCCTGACCTTGAGCGGGGTATCCGGCGATCTTGCCGATGTCCATGGCACCACGAGTACCAGCGACCTGGCGGTGGGGCTCCTCGGGATACGACTGATCGCCAGGCTGACTGAATCCGCCATGCTGGGCTTCTTGAGCAAGCGAACGTGGTCCCATGTACGGTCCCTGTTGGGTGTATTCGATGGCTGTGCTGTCAACCTGGTTCTCCCGCTGTGACTGCACCGCTCCGGCGCCCCCCAGATCAGGCATGACTCCGGTGTCGTTGTCACCGACGTGCATGGCTTCCCGACTCTGCTCACCCGATGGCACGTCGAAGGACTGATAGCTCCCGGCAATCTCATCAGGATCGAGCATCGACTTCTCAACCATCAGGTGCTCTCCTCGATCTGACAGGCCTCACCCTCGGGATGGGGCTCACCAGTAGGCGGCGGGCAGCTGTAGACCACACCCTTGGACTCGTTGGTATTTTCCTCCACCCCACGCAGATTGACGGTGGCACCAGGATTCCGATGCCCTGCCACCTGCAGCTTGTAACTGTCGCCATGACCCTCATAAGTCATGTCGGATGAACTGAGCGCGGTGGAGTTGTGCTCCATGTCTCCGGTGTTGTCACTCATGGCGTCGGTCCCTTCATGCTGGTATCACCAGCGTCAGCGTTGGAAGCCACCACGGGCGGAGGCTTCCAACGGCTGGCGTTATTGGCACGGGCACGCTCTGGTCGTGATGGCAACGGAGTACCGGCCTCCGGCGCCGCCATCTCCTGCGTGCATGTCTCACCCTTGCCGGTAATCGGATATCCGTTGAGTGGCATTACTTCCCCTTCCCCTTGGCCTTCGCAGTGGGCTTTTTCTTGCTCTGCGGGGGCGGGTTGTTGGCGCCATAAGGCGGAGCCAAGTTGGCCTTGTTACCTTTGCGGGCCATCACTTCCCTCGTTTCTGGGCATTCTTCCTCAGCTGCGGATACTTGGCGTAGACCTTGCGCCGTACCTGGGCCTCCACCGGCTTACCGCTGGAGCGAGCCAAAGCGTTGCGAGCATGAGCCAGGTCATGGATCGGGTAGGAGCCCGATACGGCACCCCCACCCGATTTTGACTTGGCCTTTGACGGTACCGCGGTCTCAGACTTGGGAATGTTCTTCCGTTTGGCTGCTGTCAGCTTGGCCACTGGAAACCTCCTCTGTTTCCTCTGCCACGTTGTTGCGCCACGGCCCTTCCGTCTGAGACACGTTGAACTCGGGCTCAGGCGGCAAGAGATCGCCGTCGTAACTGGTCAGTCGTCCACAGACCAGGCACTGGAAATGATGCAAACCAGCCTGGGTGTCGATGCTGCCGCAGTTGGCGCACTTGGCTTCGGGAAACGCCATTAGCTATCGATCGGAGGCTGGTTGAAGGGCTGGCTCGACGCCTGCTCCACGCGCAGAATGGCGGCCTGACGGTAGAGGCCATAGGCCCCCAGCCAGTACCAACCCCACGGCACAAAACGACGCAGCTTGTCAGTCACGGGGCCAGGCACGGTGTGCGGCACCGGGCCGTTGCCGTCCACGATGGAGTGCGCCTTGGCCAGTGCCTGACGACCCATGAACAGCGTGCCGTAGACGGTGGTGGTGGCCGGTGACGATCCGGCGTTGGGGAAGACCGGGGCACGCGGGCTCTCGATGAAACGGACACCTTCAAACATGCCCACCTCACCGGCCCAAATCTCCTCGGGCTGGCTGTAGGTGTGCGGGTCACGCCACACGGCGCTGTTACCGGTCTGGCTCCGGAGGTCGAAGGCCACGTCGGGGTGGATATAGGCGACGTAGCCATTGCCCACCTCAGGCACGTTCTGCTTGACCAGGAAACCACGGGCGGCACGCACATCGTTGGCGGTGATGGTGTTGGCCGGAGTGACCTGGTTACGGGCCGGTGGTGCCGTACCCGAACCAGCCGAATAGGCCACGTTGGTGCCCTGAGCCACAATGGCTCGGGCCACCGAGTCGATTGACACGCCCGCGTTGTAAGCCAAGACGTTGGCCACGATGGGATCGATCTCCACGAACGACTCACCACGCAGGGCGGCTGTGGTGATGACGGCGTTGCCGTACTCAGCCAGGGTCAGCGTGATGGTGGTGTCCGAGAGCGCCACCGCGGTGACGTCGGTGGACTCGTTCAGTGGAGCGGTGGCAGGCGAGAGGTCGTTGATGATCGTGAAGACGACCGCCGCACCTGGCATGGACTGACGGGTGGGCTGTACATCAGCCACCGCGTCGAAGTACAGCTGAGGACGCAGCGCGAAGCGCACGAGCATGTCATACGCGGTCTTCGCTGTGTCCAGTGAAGAAGTTGTTGTATAGGCGTCAGGCACGACTCACCCTCTCGGTTTATTGCAGCCCCTTCCGGTAGACGCCGAGAGAAGGATCTGCATTGTCGATGAGCGCCATTACGTCTTCGGGAGACTTGGCCGCTCGCAGGTCATTGTTGAACTGCGTCTGGAGATCTGGTCCGCCCGCAGTGGGGGCGGTCCCGGCACCAGCCATACGGCGCTGGGTGGCCAACTGCTCCTCGGCAGCTCGTTGCCCATCGTCTGGCGGGGGTGGCGTGTGCGGTGTGAGAAGCCCCGGTATCTGCTCCGCCTCGGCTTGGATCGCAGCAGCTGTCCACTCGCCCTCGTAGGACTTCATGAACATCTGACCCAGCTTGGAGCCGGTATCGATCCCGACGTCCCGTACCACAATCTGGCGTTCGGCTGCTTCGGCTCTTTGTTTCCACTCATGGGCTTCCCGAGCTCTCGACCGTGACTTGCGGATTTCATCCCGCAGGTTGGGGTCCAGGCTCTCGACCACATCGGTGTTCAGGCCGAGTTCGTCGTCCGACCAGTTATTGCCGTACTCGTCAGGCATGGGGCACTCCGTTTCGATACGCATGCAGCCAGGAGGAGACTGCACGGAAGGAAGCGGGCCAGTCAGCTCGCCCACGCCTGGGGCCGATCAGCTCACCGCTGATCGAAGTGAATCACACGGGTGTGACTAGGTCAAGGACCTAGAGGCCGAGTGATTTCGCGAGCTGTCCAATCTGTGCCGCCATTAAGCCCATCTGACACTGCACATCGATGCCGGTCTTGTGCTCGGTGTAGGACATCGAGCCGATCTCGTTATCGACGAAGTCGTACCACTCGACGGCCGCGTTGTACCAGTCCATGGAAGTGGCCCCCGAGCCGGGCTGCGGCGGCTTGCCTTCAAATGCTGGTGCCTGCTCGTCCGTCATGTGCCCTGAATCCCCTGTGTCGAGGCATAACCAGCACCAACAGCACCCCTCGCTGTCTGGGCGTAGCCTCCACCACCGCTGAACGGTGCCTTACGAGTGCCTTGGACATTTTCAAGTTCTTGTGGGTTGGCTCCGTAAAAACCATAGTTCACTAGATCTTGCTGGCTCATGGACGAGCCCGGCACCCCCGGCAGCTGGTTCTCCAACGGCACCAGCTTGTTGATCTTGGCGAAGTTGGAACGCGCTTCGGCCTGAGTGAACCCAGCCCCCTGGAGCTGGGCTGCCTCTTGGGCGGTGATCTGACCGAAGCCGGTATCGATACCCTCGGCGCCGATCTGCGCCTCGGTCACCATGTTGGCCATCTGATCCCAGGCCCGGTTGGGATCCAAGAAGAAAGCCGCCAACGC